GGAGCTAAATTTCGAATACCTGAATCAGTAGCATAGTCATTGTAATTCGCCACAGAAAACCATCCTTCGGCGGGAAGATATGAATCGCGTTGAAATTCGGATAAACCATTGTAATCATCGTCCGTATAAGGATTAGTTATTATTGAAACAAAATATGTATATGTCCACTCGGTAACACCACCACTTGAGTTTTCTGTAAAACCAAAAATATCTCTTATTTCAGCATGTTCTTCGCTATTTCCGTCACGCTCTTCACCTAATAGGTTTGCGATATTATCATGATATCTTATAAAATCACCATCAGAATTCAAAAACCCAATATCATCTCTACTCCAAGTACCTAGACCTATGTATCTACTCACTGGTATCCTTAAAACAAGGTCCGACTCAGCAAAGCTCTGATTTTGCCGGGAGCTATTTTTTTCTGGCACTTGAATCATTCTTAAGCTGGCAAATACAAAAGTCATGAAAGTAGTATCTACATCCACCCCATTAAATTCATCACCATCATAATATATTCTTGGAATGTCTTGCCAGTTTGCGGTACTAAGGAATTGATCTGAATCTGATTCTGAATACTGCCTGCGAATATAATCAATACTTTCAGTAATAAAACTTGTAGATTCAAACATATTAGATGCATCAAAAATTTTAGCTTGACTAAATCTGGAGCTGGGATTGTTCCAACCATATTCATATTCTATATCAGCATTTTCATTATTGGGTGTAACGGTGAATTCTAGATCTTCAGGAATATACCCTTTTCCAATAAAAAAATTTCCATTTAAATCTTGAGTCTCTGATAAAGATTTAAGATTCATAACTCCAGTAGTAACAGATGTTTCTGCATATAAAAAAGTTTCTTCAGACAGGTATTTCGAATCTAATGGATATTCAAACTGGGAACCATTAGAATTTGTATTAAATGTTATTTTTCCTTGTTGTGGTTCAAGCATAAATATATCGTTCGAAGAGACACGACGTTGAATATTATCTACTACATTATTTTCTCCATTAGTAGTTTTATCATCATTAGTAAAATCAGTAACCGAAATATCTGCTGAATCACTGAATGATGGTTTCGTTACATGAATAAAAAGAGGTTCAGTGCTATCAGCGCTTCTAATCGTTCCATTAAAGTTTTCATAAAAATTACCGCTCGATAAAATCTTTACGGTATTAGTATTTTGTTTAGAAGTAATTTTTTGCTGAGAGGTATTAAATTTTAAAGGTTCTAGCTTAATGGAGTTGCCACCACCAAAAGAGAGAGCATCAGGAACTGTTGTGGTATGAGGCCATGTAGCTAACCCATTATCATTATCAAATCCAGTAATCGGATTAGATATTCCGGCGATAGGACCTTCTGACAGCAATTCTATTGTTTTATATATTGAAATAGATTCTAACTTTTGATAATTACCTCTCTTACCAACGGTCATATGATTAGAGTTTCGAAACCCATGATTTTTTTGTGCTGGAGTAATGGTTTCTATACATAAATCGTCAAATCCTGTAGGTCTCATATTCTTGTCGATAGAATTACCCCATTCAGTTACCCTAGCAGGAGCACTTTCAGTGCCAGGATCCACATGATCCCACCAACTTGATCTAGCTTTAGCATAAAGGTCGCCTTCTTCTTTACTTGGCCCAACGACTCTATGCTCCATATTTTTTTGCTCTTTAAGGTAATTGTGATCTGAATTTTCAGATTTTGATGAAGCTGTTTTTGCGTTATCTCGACCTATCCAATTAGAATCAAAAGTGTCTCTCTTTGTTATATCAAGTTGAGATGGTTTATAGATTTCATTTATAATTTCTGTAGTATCTGCTCGTGTAGCAAACCCCGCATTTGTTGAATTATTTAATAGTTTGTTTGGATTAACTAGAGGTGAATAGTTGGCCGGAACTTGATATATCTCAGCTTCATCATAATTATAATCATAATTATGAATTGTTGAATTGATAATTTTGGAGCCAACTCTAAGCTGCCCATACACAATTGGAATAGGAGAGCCCTGTTCTACAGTATTTTCATTATCTTGGTATATAAAAGAATTTGTTGTAATTTTTTCATATTCAGGGACGCCGTCATCCTCTATCATGTTTAATTTATTCATGATTGTCTGCATGGCATATCCCATCATGAAGGTGCCCGCAAAACTAGCAGCCATAGTTGCGGCGCCTTCAATAACTGGCATAACATGATAAGATTCAGATTTGAGGGGAATATCGTAACAATATGTTTCTAGTTTATCTTTATTTTCATCTATAAATACATACTGAACACCATTTAAAGATTTATTAATAAAATACTTTCGAAAGTTTGAAAAATTAGAACATAAACTATCAAAAAACTCTCTAATGGTAGTAACATCTAGCTCGATTTTTTCACAAAAATCTTTTGCCATATCACCATGTAAATAAAAAACCTTCATAAATCCTTATACCTGTATACTTTATACACTTTATTTCTATCTAATTTATTTAATAATTGTTTAGATGGATACATGCCTGCTGGATGATGCCAATAATGAGACCCATTAAAACAGACTGCTAAATGAAAGAAAGAAAAATCTGTAGGCTTGAAAACGATAAGATCTCCATGGGAAATTTCATTCAAATTAATAGAATAAAAATTTTCTTTTATTAAGTTTAATAAAACTTTATTTGAATCATTAAGGCGTCTCGCCCAATTATTAATACTGTTAGATAAATTGATGTTTAATTCAATAAAATAAAAATCTTTAACAAAAGTAATGCAATCCTGGAAGTAAGGAATGAAGATTCGTCGAGATAAAGGTTTTGGTTGGTAGGAATCGGGGTAAAATAAAAAACTTCTTTGCGATTTGACTGAAAAAATAAAACTAGGAATACCTATAGATTTAGAAATCTCTTTATCTAAATCGCTTGGTTCTGGAGGTTCTATAATATGAGTATGAAATAAAGATATAATTTTTTTATCTAAATAATTTTTATAAAAATTATGATCATTAGAAGAAAAAAAATGAGGGTTAAAAGAATTCAAGTTTTTGCATGCAACAAATTCATAATCAGAAAAAGAGTCATTGAATTTAAAAAAACCAAATTGCTCTACATTTTTATTTAGTAATGCATGCTCAATTGATTCTAGTATTGGTTTATTGTTTCCAGGTTCCAGGGAAACCTCCGAATGGCAGTCCGTTATTTTTTTCATTATTGTTTTGTGGCCAATCTTTGAAGCGTGCTGAGCAAGCTTTTAAAGTTTTAGGGCAGGAATCTAGAACCCACTTAGATGGATCTGTAGATGGATGAATGCCTTGCACTCCGTTAGCTAAACATACATAAACTTTATCAACGTCTCGAGTTTCAGCTTTACCCTCTACTAAAACTGCGGTGCCCTCATTATATGTAGTGTTTGAGTTATATGAAGAAAAATTAGATCCATTGGTAGAAGTAATTGAGTTTCCATTTGAATCTGATTTAGCTTCACCTGCATAGCCACAACCAATTTTATCTCTATACCTCCATTGGCAAACATTAAATACAACTTTTCTGCCGGGAATAAAAGAATTTTCTTTTTCTAGTGGAGAAACTAATTCAAATTGAATAACATTTTGTGTTTCAGCTGTTTTTTTATTAATAATGTAATTTTCTTCTGGAAATGATAATTGTGTGTTTACTCCAAATGGGTTTTGATTATTTGGAAAATTACTATCATCTAAAAATTTCACAAAAGTTCGAAGTCTTTTTAAAGGAAAACCGACGAAATCATTAAAATATCTAGACTTTAAACTAAAAAAAGAATCGGTATTATCTGCGGTTAGTGTAGGTCTGGGAAGTTGAGATTCACTAAAGTCAAAACCTTCAGCTTTGATTGGTATATGATAATATGTTTGACTTTTAAAATTGATACTCGTATTAATTCCGTTTTCCCCAGAATGAAAATAATAACTTTCATCGTAACCCAACAAAACTAATTGATATAAATTGATTAATGTTGATGGCTCAAGTTCAAAAATTTCTTTATGTATCGATTGATCCATTTAATATAATATACTTAATACGGTAAACATTCAATAAATGTTGCTTGTATAGAATGGTTATCTTTATAAATAAAATTGTGCTGCCATTCTGGACAATAAAAGTAGGCTAACCTGCTTCCATTAGGAGTTTTACCTCTAGAATTATTCGGTTCGATTTTTTTTGGGTAATCTGATTGAAAGTGAAATGCAAATTTTTTGTAACCAAGATGACTTTCTAGAAACAGTAAAATTCTTTTAGCTTCAATATCAGAACGAGTATCAAAAGTTAAACTTAAATTACTAAGGTTTGCATTGAATCCATATTTATTAAATTTTTTATAAACATCCGAAGCATTACTAGATTTATATTTCGGGGTATTATTAATTGATATTTGATTATTGGGCCGAAAATCAAACATCCTACAATTAAGTGTTGAGTTATTATGTTTTGGGGCATATGGATAGTAAGAGCAATCATTTGGACTATCAATATAAATTGAGTTTCTCATGTTAGTGTGCTGGGTTTTTGCTGTTGAGAAAAAAGACTCATTGAAAAAACCATGGTTTATTGAAATATTACTGCTACCACCTGCATTAATAGTCTGCAATGTACTAGAAACTTTTTTGGATATATAATTATTTGGGTCGTATATATAATTTTTATCATTCAAGGAGATCGATAAACTTGTAGAGTTATTTTCAATACTTCCAGGAGAAACAAAATCAAATTCAGAGCTAATATCACTATTAAATTCAACTCCAGGCTCGACACTAGATAGAATGCTATTGGAGACAGATTGAAAAGTAGCAGAAATAGAATTATTGTTGTAATATGATTTGTTGTGATTATAACTTAAACATGTAAATTTATTTAACTTATATGGATAAAATGGTTGATAATCGAAAGGTTCAATTCTTTTATTTGTAAAGCTTCCATTATTTGAATAGTTTTGCGGGTCATAATAAAATTGACTTTGTAAAAAACCTATTAAGTCGTTAGTTTCATCATCTTTTATGTTATTGTAATTTAAATTTAAGGTCATTTGTAAACCATTAATTCCTTTTAACATTCTTTGCGATCTATTATCTCCAAATGTAATCGATTCAGAAAGAGAAGAAAATGATGCGGAAGAGCCAAATCCAGGTAATAAATTATACAATAAATTATAATCTGAATTGTCGTGGCGTGTATTATTGATGTCCATTATTGTATAGATTGACTTATGTTAATAGATCCATTAAGATACCCATTAGATCCAACACTAAGAGATTGAGAAGTAATAACACCGCTACATGTGAAAGTGTTTAATATATTATTAGAATTATCTTCAAAACCTTGATAATTTAAATCTTTTAAAATGATTTTTATATTAGCTTCCTTGCCATTAAAACCATCAGACAATATATCTGGATTAATATATTCTCCCTCTACAGATAAAGAAATATTACTAGATTTTTTAGACACTCTTTGAGGCACTAGTCCAACGGTAGAGTCACTATTTATATTGGGAGCTTCATATCTAACCGCCCTATCAACATTCATAGAATAATTAAAGCTAATAGGGTAATCCATATCCAGATCTGTAGTTCCGATGATTTCACTATTTTGACCATGAGGAACAGATTGCTGATCATATAAATTTGAAGAAAAATAATTATCAGTAAGACCATCAATATGATTTAAGGCGCCATAAACATTAAATGAGGCAGTAGCTTGAGAAATAGCATTCGGAGATAAACTAAAAGAAAAAGATGTTAAATAAATATTATCAAATGTAAAATCACCCAAAAATCCCGTCACACGCTCTTCGTCAACTGGAGGGTATGCATTAGGATCAGAAAGTCCAGTTATATTAAAAAAGTTATGTAAATTACCTGTATTTGGATAAAAGTTTACATTTAATTTTCCTTCTACGGGGCCACTGGATACATATTTATATAAAGGTTCAAAATAGCCGCTCTGAGCTTCTCCTTCTGTAAGATTCCAGTTGCCACTTTTAGCATGTAATGGTATAACATAATTATGGCCATCTGGATAAATATCTTCGCTAAAATATAAATGCTTGCCATTAGGAAATGTGATTTTTGAGTCTTTTTCTATTTTTCTGATTGAAGTAGCTAAAGGTCTAGGCGGCCCATCTGTTGGGCCTAATGTAACAAAAAAATCACTATTTTCAGTAAAATTTGTAGCAGTATAATTCATATCTACACCAAAACCATATTCACAAATTTGAAGAATATTATCATCAATTTGCCGAGAAATAGAAAGAGGTTGATTTACAGACAAAGTGGCATTTTCAGCAAATATATATTCTCCATCCTTGCCATTAACTGCTAGGTAAAGCGGGACATCTTCATATGGTAAAAATTTCATTTTTTATTAATATATCCGTTGTATACTAAATCAAGAGTTAACAAATCTTCACTTGTAGAATTAAATGATTGTGATAAAAGGCGTGCATTTTTAATTTCTATGGTTTCTATTTCATTTTCATTAATTGGATTATTAAACTGAATAGATATATCTTGTTGTTTTGGGGAAATTAAGTATTCTTGTATTTTAGTAGCTTCTGCATCATTTATATCTAAAGAAAATGCAGCTTCTTGAAAAATAGGAAACTGCCTATCTACTTGAACGGGGAAAGGAGATCCAATTTTGTATATTGGGTTTCTATCTATTCTTAATGTGTATGAAAATTCAGTAACTCTATTTGTCTGATAGTGTTCGCAATTTAAAGATATAGAGCCCTGGTTTGGTATTTGTATATCTGGGTGAGGTTCATTACCTGATGCATTTATGCCAGAACCAATATCTCCATAAACTACTATAGAAGAATTTGATACTGGTATTCTCCCTATACCTGCAGATATTGAGTATTCTGTAAGATATCCGTCAATAAATCCAAAATTTTTATTTTGATAATTAATACTCCCACTAATAGTATGATCGCCCGTATAATTTAAAATAGGATCCTGCCCAATGTAATATCTGGATATATTAAAAGTTCCAACCAAATTGCCATTACGTACTGGATATTTATAGCCTTGACCAATAATATTAATTGGACTTTCTTGTATAGAATAACCTCCATCTATATTAACAACACCAGATAAAAGAATACCTGATAAATAGAAAGATTGTTCGTAGTTTAATACAGCATTATTATCTACCACGCAGCATACCTCCTACACGTTTTTCTTGGGAGATCACACCCAAAACAGCATCTTTAACTTTTGCTGCAAAAGCTTGTTGATTGCCATCCCCTCCATCAATACTAGTATTACCCCCAGATGAAACATTGATATTGACAGTGACATTACTCGAAGAAGATTCGTTTGATTCTTTATTGGTAATATCTGTTGAACTTGATCCACTATCAACAAGTCCGCCGTCTTTCATTTTCATGGAATTTAGTCTGTCGAAAAATCCTGGATATTTTTTTTCCACTTTATTAACACTAGACGCTTTAATTACATACTCGCCTTTATCTAAAAGTACTGGGCCTACTTTATCAATACCTCCTGGGCCATAAACCTTACCTCCAGAACTGTAACCTTGCATATGCCTATTTGGACCATGTTGTAAATAATTATAATTCTGTTTATTAGAGTAAGAATATGGACTATTAGAATAAATGTCACTTGAGCCTTGACTGTTGAAAAAAGTTGACATCTGTTGGTTTGTATAGGCATGCGTATTTAATCTAGATTCGTTACTGCTTTTATTGGTGTTAAATGAACTCGAATTTTTTGAGTTTGTATTCTGATTAAAGTTAGATATATTGACCTTGCCCCCTCTATAGAAATATGAGTATGGATTTGATTGAGAGCTCATATTAACCTTGCCACCTTGATGAAAGTATGAGTAAGGGCTTGAGTGAGCAAAGGAGGAGTTTACATTACCACCTTTATAAAAATAAGAGTATGGATTTGATTGAGAGCTCACATTAACCTTACCGCCTTGATTGAAGTATGAGTAAGGGTTTGAGTGAGCAACGGAAGAACTTACACTACCACCTTTATAAAAATATGAGTATGGATTTGATT